CTACATCATCAAAAAGATTATCTAGTTTAGCTAAATCTCTTTTAGCCTTTTTTGTATCTATACCAATCTCTATTAAGAGATCACTCATTTTACCCATAATCTGTCCTCTAATTAATTTGGTTTAGGGCGATTATCTATTTGTGAAGCTAGTCTACTCCTTGACAGAATATCTAGCATGGTTTTATAGTCGTTCAACTCTCTAAATGAAATAGAGATCAGCTCCTTGTAAGACATTGTATTATCTTCCGATGCAATAATATCTAAAAGGAACTGATCTTCTATGGTGAGAGATTTGGTACGCATTAAAAACTTTGTTCTATTCTCAACATTTTTTGAGGCACGACCAGATTTTATCCCAAGAACGCTTGGATCTTCTCTTGGATTCCTTTCATCATACCACTCTTTGTAAAAAAACTTGAGAAGTTCTCCTTTAATGCAAATGCAATAAGAGGAATGAAATCACCATAATTACCTATCAAATATTCATCCCAATCAACAGGTTTATAAACATCACCTTCTTTAATTCGTACATCGTAAAGAATGTCTTCGAAAATCAACTTATCCATATCTTGCTCTCCAAGAGAGTACGTTAACATGGTAGCCATTTCTGTAAATGTTTTAGGTGTTTCAATAAAATCATCTTCATCTTTAAGACCGTCAATTGCACGACCTATTAGTGGTAAAGCAATGCCTTGTAATTGCAATGCAATTTGAATACCTTTACGTCCACTAATTAATTTAATTTTATAAAGGTTATCACCAATTTGAATATGCTTTTCCATTTTACTGTTTAAAGCTTCAATCTCATCTTGTGTTTTAATACCATATCCTGCGGCAATTTGTTTTACTAAATCTGTCATCTCAATCTCTCACTATGTTGTTATAAAATTTACAAATAAAAAAGGAGGCTTACGCCTCCTTAAATTAACCCGCTAATTTAATCTCAGCGCATTTGAATGTCCAAGTACGAAGACCATCTTCGTGTGTCTTACCGTAAGCAACCTCAGGTGGTTCAGTAATACAAGCGTTGATACCTGTATAAAGAGATGCACCATTAAGGTTGGTTAGTACAAAAGTACCTCGTTGGATTTGTCGAGAAGACTTCTGTGCCTCAAGGATGGCTCTTAAAGCTAAGTGTGTAGGAGACTCTTGTTGTAATGTAACTGAAATAGTACCTAAAGTAGCAGGTAGTAACGAGTGTGCTACTGAACCATCTGGACCCTGTGTCACTACAACTTGTTCTTCATCATAGTTTACAGATACAAACTGATCTGCTGGTGCTTCAAGAGGAATACCATTCCACACCATATAAACATCTTGTGAAACGTAATCTGTTAATAATGGGATAGACATTAAGCTAGTACCTCATCTAATTGTAATGTACCACGGATACTATCAACCATTGTAATAGCACCTGTTAATTGTGCAGTGAATGTGATACCATCTAGTTTCTGAGAAGCTTTGATACCTGCAGCAATTAAACGTGTATCAGGGAATTCGATCTTATAATTAGCTTCGATGAAGCCACGTTGAACATATGTCTGCAGAACATCGTCCACTACAGAAACAATCATCGCAACCCCTTGGTTGTTGTAAGGGATTTTACCAGTTGGTTGATTGATAAGTAGTTCAGATACAGCAGCTTTGATGTCAACAACCATATTATCACGACCACGAATATTCTCTGGACGCTCACCTGACATTGTTTTAACATCAGAGTTAACGAAAGTTAAACCACCTTGGGTATCCCAGAAGTAGCTGTTCTTATCTAAAAGGTTTTGCTTCTGTGTAAGTGTCAATAGAGCAGTATCTGTAGTATTTGCAGCCGCTGGTACACCAGAAGTTTTAGAGTTACTAAATGTAATAGATCCTGCAGGGAAGGTTGCTCGGAATGCAATAGCTGCTAGTTCTGGGAAAGCAGTAACTGCAGTTTGAGAATAACCACCTACAACACGATCTTGACTATTAGATTTAACAGCACCAAGAATATCACCTGATGCAACTGGATCTGATAAAGTACCTAACACTTCTTGGTCGCTAACTGTAAACCAGTATTGTTTATCTTGTGCATTAACTGCTGTAGCAAGAGCTTCAATGGAAACAAGATCTTTCATAGAAGATGTTACAAAGTAAGCAGAGTCGTTTGCAATAGAGATAGCTTGGTATGCAACATCAACCGTTTCTGTAGCCGTATAACCTTCATCAATATTTGAAGACTTAGCTTTAAGAACGAAAGTATCTGATGCCGCAACAGTTGTAATATCTAGAGTAGCTGTATCACCTGTACCTACAACGGTAGCAACCATATGGCCCGATAGACTAGCATCTGCATTGACAAGACCTGCAATTGATGACAGAACATCTTCTTTAGTAGGTGTAGCACCTGTTTCTGTATAATCTAAGGTAACTTCATCATTATCAGTATCTACAAAAGTTACAGAGAATGCTTCATTTTGTACTGGAATTACAGGTAAACTTAGTGTAAGATCTGCTTCAACACGACCAATAAGTAGTTGTGATAAACCATTTGGTTGAGCAAAAGCTGTTTGAGCTGCATTGTAAGAATCGCTACCTACAGGCAAAGCCGTTTGGTAAGAATCTTTAGTTACAGCAATAACACGTTCTTTAAAGTGACGATGTGGTGCGATAAACATCGGAATACCGAAACCATCTCGCTCAAAGGACGCAGTTGCTAATGAAATAATAACATTAGCTAAAGGACTATAAGTTGCCATTTAATGACTCCATATTTTATATTAATATTATAGCTATGAATATTAACAAGAGATTCATCTGTGAAACTCGTATTAATTCTTTTTGATTAACCCTGTATCCACTCCTAGTGGATCAGAATCATCTATCCCTCTGTAAAGACCTGCTGGAGTATCTGTAGGAGGATTGAAAGGGTTTTCAGTATCTAAATGAACCTGACTAATTTCGTAGTTATCTTCGTTATCGACAATTTTCTCAATATAACTAAAAGAGATTGTAAAAGAAGCTAAGTCACGATATTCATCACCAATTCTTACTGAAGTACCTGTTGGATTGGATATGTTGTATAAACCTACTTGGTGAGTATGCTTAAAGTAATCTCTATTCTTGGTCATCTTCAATCTAGAAGAAAGTTCAGAAGCTATCGACAAAGTATCATCTTCACCACTACCATAAACTCTGATAGTAAATTGCATAATCTTTGTTTCAGCAATAACCCACTCATCTTCAATCCACCCCTCAAACAATTCTTGGTGAAAAGGATTTACTGTTTGCAGAAAATCTACTGCAATATAAGGCATTTTTGAAGAGGGGGTCTTTTTACCGTAGAAAGCGTTTGACTTGAAAACCGCAGGAGAGTTACCATCAGGAGTTACATATTGGTAAAGTCTATATCCTACCAACTTCCTGATCCTCTCAACCAGTTCACCTTGAATATTTTTATAACTTATCACGGTGACTCCTTAAGAGCAGACCTCTCTACAAAAACACTTTCACAGTGACGTAATCTCTCAATGGCACTGTCCATGTAATTGAACACATACCAGCAGACAAATTCCTCACCATCAATAACTAACCAATCTGGCTCTCTGTTATGCTTACGTGAAACTGGATAAACTAATTGGTTTGTGAAAACTGTTCTTGCAGAAGATTGATCGTAACCGTCCCTGAATGGTAGAGTTTCTTCACCCTTCGCAACATCGGTATTCTTGTAAGGTTCTATCTCACCTTTCATAGGTACATCTGTAACAGTTACTGACGTTACCCAGTTACCGTGTTCATCAGGATACCCTTCACCAGCCGTAGGTCTTTTAATAGTTAAGTCTTTTTGAAAAAGTGTTGAAAATGACATAAAATTAGTTTACCTTATAGGTCAGTGAGGTTCTGTAAGAGAAGTTGTCTGCGAGATCGCCTGTATCTATCAAAGGAGGATTACCTTTAACTGTAGGAAGTAAAGCTGTAGAACCAAATATTTGCTTACCTTTTTGCTGATAATACTCACCGATCTTGGTAAGAGGTTTACTGATAGGGATTCCCTTTGCGAAAACGCCTGTAAACGCCTCTAAGATAGCTTTCTTATCTTCTGAGGTAAATACACCACCAGAACGAGTAAGCTCTAATACAGGTCTTGCTGGAATGCTTACACCGTTCTTATCTATACCATATTCGTGTATAGCCATGAGTTCTGTATAAAGCATGTTACTTTCTTCGTGAATACCTTGATCTGCAAAGTACCCTATGTAGACCTTAGCTTCGTTTAGACTTTCTAGCTGACTTTTTAGTTGGTTTATTTTCTTCAGGTAACTCTTCGTCTTTTTCAACTTCAGATTCAGTTGCATCAGAACCACCTTTTAATTTCTTTAAATCTTCATCAGAATAAGATACCTCTTTAACAAGCACCCCATCCTTATAACTTTTCACTGTTGCTGGCATAAATTCTCCTATTTGGGTTTATGTTTGCAGTAATCTTTATTATAAACTAATTTATGGTATCTTACAACTCACTATTCTTTGATGAGAAATATCCTACAACTTCTAGTGCGACATCATGATCGCAGTTGTAAATCTTATCAATGCCAGATTCGATTGCACTAATAATCATTTGTGCGTTAGTTTTATCATGCAGCACCATCTCAAGTCCGCTAGAGTCAACGTAAGATTTCATTTCTTGGCTGTCTTTTGGTGAGTCGTAACCGATAACTTTTGATTTTCCATAACTTATAGCGTTAGGGAAAATATCTTTTACAGTTTCCCAAGCTGATAGCGGGATAAATGAAAATCTTTTTATTGCTTTACTCATACTGGCACTTTCTCCCACCCAGAATTCAAGAAATTAATCGGCGTTGCATCTGGGCCCGTTCCGGTGTTGCGTATTGTGGTTGAGTCTGGTCCGTCATCAACAGGGAAGTTGTAGACTGAGCCGTCGTTTATTTTAAACGATGAAATTATTGAACTATAAAATTGAGCTACAAGATTACTGCATGCAATATATTTAATGTTACAACTCGATGTAGCTAATAACCTAATCGTGTGGAACTTAGAATCACTAGGGTATGGTGTTGAAAGGTTGGCTATTTCAACACCATCCAAAAAGCATCTTGCAACGCTGTCATTAAATCTTATAGTTTCAGACTGGGTTAAGCAAAATAATCTATCGCCTAATCCATCACAAAAAAAGTCACCATTTAATATCCCGCCACCGAAAAATTTAAACTCTGCAAAATCGCCAGCAACAAGGTTTATAGTAGGCGCCTCAATATATTGATTAACACCATTAAAGTTAAATACATACCTTTCAGAAACACCGCCACCCCCGCCAAGCAAGGATAGCGCAGTACCAAACTTTTGAGGCAAATCCAACAAAGTACCGATAGCCATATTAACCTACCAGTACTTTAATTGGTTTAACACCGTTCCCATTGCCAGTGAAATAAGCATAAACTTTTGAGCCAGAAACACCTTGAATTGTTCGCACTGACTTGATTGACTCATTATTACAAATTAATTTAGCCTTTGCTGATGATGTATCATTTGGCTGTGATGAATCAAGGAATAACAAAACGGTTTCATCAGGGTATTCACCGCTGAGATATTCAATACTAATAAGGCTGGTATCGGTTACACCAGATAAAGTTGTTACATCGTTAAATACATTTGGTTGTAATTCAATAATCATATTGTTATCTCGTCAATTGTTCCGTCATTCTGAACGTCAATTTTATCTTGCTCAGGCGGCATATAGTTATTACAAAAACCGTAACCATAACGCTGATTGCCTGCACCATTTGGAACGTTAGTTGTTTGAGTTCGGTTTGGTGGTGTGCGGTTTAATAGCATTCGATAAGCGCGCCTTGATTGTTGTTTAAGCTCACCAGTGAAAGGCGCGGCCAATGCCTCGCAAACATCTACAGCGATATACTTAATAACATAATCAACAAGATTATCAGGTAGCCCACTGTCAGCGTTACCATCAACTTGAAACATGTTATCAGCAGCTTTGTAGCCAACGTAAACACCGCTTGACTCAAGGTTTAACATTGAGCGCTCTAAAGCTTTTAAAGCTGTCTGTGTCATTTCTGGCGTAGCAGGGTTTGACGTACTAACTAAGCCAGCAATATCAAGTGACTCGTTTGCTAAATCAATTTTTCTTATCATTGGCTTTCGCCTTTTGCGGTGCTTTCTTTTTAGGTGCTTTTGCTAAAGCTTCTTCAAGTGTTAGTGAGTAACCATCTTCAAGATACTTGCTCGGTGATGAAGTGCAAACACAGTCGTACTTAACACCATCTTTTTCCCAATCCCCAGAGCCAGCTTTAAATACGTGTTTCATTATCAATACCTCAAAATTAAAGGGCGACATAAGCCGCCCATTTAAATTAAGCTTGACCTGTTAAGATCATACCAATTTGCTCTGGCTTCCAAGCCTCAACATCGAAGTAACAAACAGCTTTCATGATAAGCTCTTCTTCATCGAAGTCGTACTTGTAAGTAAAGCGCATAGGCAAGCCTTGCTCAGTAGATGCGTTAACAGCTTGAACTCCAGCACCTTCTGGCTCAACCGGCAGATTACCTGGGATAATCTTAACAGCGTCATCAGAATGGAACAGCGAAGGTTGAGCATCATTCTTATTAAGGAATGTCAATGCGCTACCGTCAGCAGGTGACGGAAACGGCGGGCTTTTATAACACTGTGGGATTCAACGACGATACGCGTGCCTTTTTATCCATCCCCGCGCGACATGACGTCGCCCGACGAATCGACTGTCGCTTCCTGGCACAGCTCGTCGCGGAGCACCGCCTGGCGATGGACGAGGCGAGCGATTTGGCCGTGGACCTCAGCTACTCCCTGGCGAAGAAG